CCCCTGAGCAGGCACGGATCAGGGAACTGGAGACGAACCTCTCCCGCGAGCAGGCCGCTCGTCAGGCAGAGGCGCTCCAGCGCCAGTACCCGTTGTCGGCAGGTGTGCTTGGTGAGGCCATCGCCAACCTCCCGCCGGAGAAGATCGCCGCGATGGAAGCGGCCTTCGAAGCCGGTCAGGGTCAGGGTGGTCAGGGTGGTCCGCCGATCATCGACCCGAACGCGGCTCGCCGTGGAGCGCCCGGACTGCCCGGTGCGAACCCCAGCCAGAAGCCGCTCAACGAGAAGACGAAGGACGAACTCCTCGCCGATCTCCGTCGAGCCACACCGGCTTTCGTGGAGGCGCAGCGCGAGGGGTTCTGAGAGGGAACCTCGCGCATGAGCAAGTTCGAAGCGTTCTGGGCAGACCGGTCGGTCGCGTCCGACCTCTACCCGGCGAACGCCCGTGGTGCGAAGGCGGCCGGTATCCCCGGCTTCGTCCTCGCCCCGGGTGCGCTGACCGGCGGCAACCAAGGCGGCGGACTCGTCCAGACCGCCCCGGGCACCGAGCCGATCCCGATCTCAGCGGCGGGCACGCTCGCCGCTGGAGCAGCGGGCACCGCCTTCGCCACGGGCGGCGGGCTGAACGTCGACTTCGCCAAGATCGTCACCGCGCTGGTGGTTCGGAACACCATCGACACGCTGCGGAACAAGGCGGTCTTCGCGCAGGCGGGCAACGACCCGATCATGGCGACCCACGTCCCGGGCACGAACCAGTTCGTGTACACCGGGTTCGCCGATCTCGGCGCGGCGGTGGAGTTGCTGGAAGGCGTCCCGCCCGAGACGGAGAAGATGCTCTTCGACACCTTCTCCTTCACCGGCAAGCAGATCGGCAAGACGACCGCGATCACCGATCTGGCCGAGATTTTCTCCCCCTTCGACATGTATGCGAAGGCGTCGGAGAAGTTGGCGTGGAACGCGGTCGACTACGTCGAGCAGACGCTCGGCACGCTCCTCGGCACCGCGCCCGCCCTGACCATCGCAGCCACCGGCTACGCGCAGGGCATCGTCGAGGCCGTCACGAAGGCCAAGCGGGCGAACGTCCCGACCTTCCCCGACGGCTACTTCCACGCCTTCATCGCACCGGAGACTTCGTCTCTGGTGATGACGCAGGTCGGGGAACTCGGCTGGACCGACACCAAGAAGTACGCCGATCCGTCAGGCATCCTGAACGGGGAGATCGGCTCCTTCCGGGGCGTCCGGTTCATCGAGACGAACCGGCTCCCGGCGTCCCCGGCCCAGATCATCATCTTCGGCCCGGGTGCCTACATCTGCGGCGACTGGCAGACCATCGAGGCGTACCGCGTCGGACGCGGTGGCGACCACGCCGATCCGCTGGCGCAGCGGGCGGTCATGGGCTGGAAGGGGATGATGGGCTACTCGCTCATCAACTTCGACGGCAGCCCGGCGATGGGCCCGGCCACCAACACGACCGGCCAGAAGGCGTACCGCGCCGTCCTCGCCCCGTAGCGCAGACTGATCGGGGCGGCCGAACAATGGGGCGGCCGCCCCGATCAACGCACCGAGGGGTGAGTGATGCCAACGCTGGCTGACCTGCGGGGTGGCGTGTATCGCGACCTCGCCGACGAGTCACAGGCCGTGTTCTCGACCTTGCAGGTCGAGGACTTCATTCGTGGCGGGATCGCCGAACTGAACCGGGTCGCCCCGACCGAGGCGTACGACGACCTCGCCCTCGTGACCGATCCCGACACGAGCGCGATCACGCTCTTCACCTACCCGACGATCATCCAGTTGCCGTACAAGGTCGAGGTCGTCCGCAACAGCGACGGCTACGTGGCGGCCGACCTGACCGACCCGGTCGACGGCTACGTCAACCCCATCGGCGGCTACTACTTCCGGCGGACGGTCGACGGTGGCGTGATCGAGTTCCCGGCGTGGTGGCTGGGCCAGTTCGACGCGCTGAGTTTCGCGATCCGGGTCCGGGGCTACGCCGCCCGGCCGATGCCGGTGTCGGTCGACGAGACGGTCAACCCGAGTCCCGATGTCCCGCTCTCGTCCGAGGAGGAGTACAGCGTCCGGGGCTACGCCAAGAGCGCCGGGTTCGACCTCCTGTCCCACGACCGGGGCCTGTTCGCCCAGTGGCAGGTCCAGACCAGCAACTCCGACGTGAGCCCGACCCAGATGATGCAGATGGCGCTGAACGCCAAGGGAGACTGGGACCGGCAGCGCAGCCTGATCCGGGTCGTCCGCCGGTACTGGTGACCGGATGGACCTCAGCAAGCCGATCTTCTACCGCAGCCTGAACATCAACGGAGCGATCCTCGCACCGGGCACCCGGACGATCCGGGGGATCACCGTCGATCAGGCCGACTACTCGACGATCACCGTCACCGGCTACACCGAGAAGCGGGCGGGCAGCGACGGGATGCACGCCTCGGACGTGTACCTCGGCGGCCGTCAGGTCGACCTCGCCGGGCACATCTACGGCAGCAACCCGGCCGACCTGTTCGACTGGCTGCACACGATCCGGTCGGTCTTCAGCCCGACCAGCGCGTACCTCGACAGTCCCGGCGACCGGGGCTTCCTGCCGATGTCGTTCCAGCAGGAGACGAACGACACCGACTCGTTCGGGGGCGGGATCGTGCCGCTCTTCATGAACGTCCGCCCGCTGCGGCCGCCGCGCTTCACGATCAACTCCAGTCGCCAGAGCAACGAGCGTGACTTGAAGCCACGCCCGACCGGCACGCCGTGGTCGGTCAGCCTGCTCGCGAAGGACCCGAGGGTCTACGTCAACCCCGAGCAGATCGTGCCCATCGACAGCACGGTCGCGGTCGTGAACGTCGCGGGTGCCGCCACCAACCGGGGCGACTACGAGACGCCGTTCAACATCATGCTGGTGATCGGGGCGGCGGTCCCCGCCGTCGGCACGTTCCGGGTGACCGGCCTCAACGGCATCGACATGACGATCAAGATCGAGGCCAAGGCCAACGTCATCTACCGCTGGTTCGGCGACGACCGTGTGCTGATGACGCAGGACGTGACCGGTGGCGTGACGACCAACCCGTTCATCCTCCGCATGGACCTCGTCTCGTTCGCCAACAAGAACCGCCGACCGATGGTGCCCGCCGCCATCAACCCACCGTCGCGGCCCTTCAGCACACCGTTCCACTACTGGTCGACGGTCGCGCTCGCGGCGAACTCGCGCCTGTTCTGGAGCGAGGCATTCGCGTGACATGGCGACCCTGACCCGGCGGTTCGCGAGCAGCCGGTCGAAGCAGGTCCGCCGGAACAGCGCCGGATCGCAGCAAGGCTGCGGCGACGATGTTCACGCGCTGGCTGGCTCGACCGGTGGCGGCTCGACCGAGTACCTGTACCGCTCCCTGATGGCGTTCGCGGTCAACGCGACGACCAGTTGGGACGGCATGGCCCGGGTCGTCAAGATCGAACTGGCGATCAAGACCGAAACGTCATCGACCCACTACACGGTCGGGACCGCGCCCCGGACCCGCATCCAGCGCCTGACCGGGTCGTTCACCGACGGCTCCAACCACGAGAACGTCTGGACCCCGGGCGAGTACCAGTGGCCGGGCAGCACGGGCGGCGTCGAGTTCGACAGCCCGGTCAACCCGGCCACCGGCAAGGCGCAGGACGAGACGTGGGTCTTCGCCGACGTGACCGCGCTGCTGGCCCCGAACGTGAAGAAGGGCCTGCCCATCGTCGGCGGTCTGGCCGGTGGCGGGATCGCGCCGCTCGGCATCCTGCTGCGGGCCCCGGGCACCGAGAAGTCCGACACCCAGCGGATGATCTTCCACTCGTTCGACGTGTCGGGCTCGGTCAACGACCCGTACCTGCTGGTCACCTACGACACGGCCAACGTCGCCCCGACCGCGCCGACCCTGACCGGCCCCGGCACGACGAACAACTCCTTCGGCGACTCGTTCGAAGGCGATCACCACGATCCCGATGGTGATCCGATGGCGGCTCGCCACGTTCAGGTCTACCCGGCCTCGCTCCCGGCCGCGAGTTACGACGTACAGGGGACCAAGACCACATGGCAACTCGACCCGTCACTCCAGACGGCTTCCTCGGACGAAACCCGGACCGGTCACTTCTCGGTTCCGCTGGCGGTCGCAGCCGGGCAACTGAAGTTGGGAACCGCGTACGTCTGGCGAGCGCGAACACAGGACCCCGGCGGGTTGTGGGGCGCGTTCTCAGCAGTACGCGGCCTGACGATCACCAGTTCGGCCCCGACGGCAGTCGCGACCGCCTTGCCGCCACAGCCCTCCATGTCGGGGGCGAGGTTCGGCGGGACGTACACGGACCCGGAGCACAACCCGCTGGCCTTCTTCCAGATGCAGATGCAGCCGGTGTCGGCCCACAGCGACGTGGCCTTCAGCGACCCGTCAGCACTGGTCTGGGACACGGGCCCGACGGCAGCGACCACTACTGAGATCGCCAACGCCCTCGTCACCCGGTCGTACGCCGGGACGCCGCTCGGGGCCGGAAACTACACCTACCGGGTCAGGATGCAGGACTCGACCGGAGCGTGGTCGGCGTGGTCGTACGCCGACTGGGTCCTGTCGGCCGACTTCGATCCCGATCCCCAGAGCGTCAGCCTGACGACCCAGATCGCCCGCAACCCGCCGACCCGGATCGCCCTCTACTCGATGGGCCCGAACCGGGGGCCGGGCAACCTGATCGGCTACGTCGATGACCCCACCGATCTCGGCGGCAGCGCCTTCCTCAACGGCGCGGGCGAGTTGTACTTCAGCCTCCCGGCGCTCCACCCGTACTGCCCGTCCATCGAGCCACACCAGACCCACTACGCGGTCGAGCAGTACTACGGTGACCGCTACGTCCAGAAGTTCACCGGGCTGATCACCGACTTCGACGCCGAGTCCGACACGGTCACCTTCTACGGGACCGACTACCTCGGGCTGCTGATGACGGCGGTCGACGAGCGGTACAGCACCAACGCCGAACTGGCCGCCGACGGCTCGGGCGGGGGCGGGTCGAAGTACACCAACCAGACCCTCGACTACATCATCCGCGACCAACTCGCCTACCACCGGAAGGTGACCGACAGCCCG